AGGAGAATCTGCTACTCCTGCCATTACCTCTGTAATAAAATCTTCACGGTTGCGGTTCATAGGTGAGCTTCTAATGTCAACCTTCCATTGCTCCGAAGCTGTTAGAGGGGGTGGCAAAGCATCCAAGTCTCGCTCAACTCTATTCCTGTAATTGCCAGATAAAACAGAAGCATCATATTCAGCTTCATATTTAGCAACCTTCGCCAGAACGTGAGCTTCCTCTTTAGCATTATCTGCCCAAGCCTGCCCGTCTTCTACTATGTGGTTTAATACATCTAATTGTCTTTGAGTTAATATCATTATGCTAACAAAGCTCCTGAGAAATAGGTTGAGCCGGGAGAAGTATCTTGAATATCTGCATTGTTAGAGCCTCCCGTCATTTGAAGTACAACATGAGCCGTATCACTCGCCTCTTTAGCGTTATCAGCCCAAGTCTGTCCGTCTTCTACTATGTGGTTTAATACATCTAATTGTCTTTGTGTTAATATCATAATATCCCTATATTGATTAGGCTAAAAGGCAACCCATAAAGAGCGAATTTGTAGCGGTGACATCTACCGTATCTGACCCTACGTTATATCCCTGTATATTTATCTTTGCTGTGTCTGCGGAATCCATATCTGCCACAAAACCAAACGACACGATAGTAATACCAGACGATGCTCCTACCGCGGCAAGATCAATTCTGTAAGCCTGAAATGTCTTATTGCTTGTGACCATCTTAACGGTGAAATCCGTACAAGAAGCAATCCCATTCAGATGCAAAACACCTTGCAAAAGATATCTGCCACTTACGGGAGCCGTAAAAGTTCCGTTGCTGAAATCTGCGTTTTGGTCAAAAGTCTCAGTCCAAATTGCCCCTGTAACGTCATACGAAGTCCCATTACCAGTTACATTGTTCTGAGTCGAATTAATGTAAGCGTGGAAACAAGGTTGTAGAGGCATAGTAATTTCGTGTGCTGAAGAAATAACCATCCCACCACTTGAGCCATTATCGGATATAGAGGGGGTGTTATCTGGAACCAAATCCAGAATACCTTGAATATTATCTTTTTTCTCTGCCTGTGTATCGGTAGCGTCAGCAAATAAAATTTCATCTGAAGCCGTGATAACTGTATCGGTGAAGTCTGTGACAAAGTTACCTGATGATATTTTAGCGTTTGTTACAGTCCCATCAGCCGGAGCATCAGCATCTTGTAATCCTCTTCCTATATAAGCCATTTATTTATCCTTTTAATTAATTGGTTTATTCCCCTTGTTTAGCTTTCAAGGCTAGTAATTCGTCTAAGGTTGTAGCCGTATCAGCCCCGTTTGTAATGTCTCTCAATCGGGTTTTTCAGTGACTATGGCAGTAGTGTCGGCTCCTGTCTCCTGAGCTTTAATAAACTTAATATCTTCCGCCTCTAGTGCTGGTGAAACCTTTGTCGTACTCATATTGGGTTATTCCCCCTTAGGATAAGCGGCTTTTACAGCCCGAATGTGGTCTACCCAAGTAGTCGTGGCGTTGATGATGTCGTGGTACTGCATATCTAGCTGATCCACAATAGAACTATAAGCCTCTTTTCTTTTAATATCGTAGGGTTTTGCATCCTCAATAGCAGTCTCGTCAATAGCAAACTGAGTATCGTTAGGTGTTAATGTTTTATTAACACTATCTACCACCAGATAATCAAACATATTGCCTTGGAAAGTATCTAATACATAGAAAGCATTAGGGTAGTTATCTACCACTTTAGCTACATGAGCAATAGCCTCTTCCTCTGTGTCTACATCCTGATATTTTGTTATTTTATTATTTTCATCAAAATCTACTATTACTTTATATGTCATCTTAACCTCCTCTTAAATATATACAATGTTGATAGCCCCGGCATCGTAAGTTTCCCCGCCTGCCAAGTGCAATCCTATCTGAGTAAGCTCTCCAGATAAAGACTTTTTACCTGCACTCCACTCAATCTGATTAGTATTACCAGTTGTGGTAGACGACATTGCCCAAGTATTTGTTGAACTATTTGCAAGAGCAAGGATGATTAAGCCACTATGCGTAAGAGCCGCAACATCCATTCTAATCCTGAATCCTATAGTATCTGAACTTAGGCTTGGAGTAGTTGTAACTATTTTAGCACCAGTGCTTGTATACCCAGATGCTTCCATACCGCCAGAATCACCAAGTCTCAATGTCAAATTCTGAATTCCCGATCCTGATATACCACTCAATGTAATAAATAACAGTTTAGTGCCAGATGGGATACCAGAATGAGTTGTAAACGTAGTTCCAGAAGTTGTTGCATACGGTGTGCCAAGAGTTGCTGTGGCAGGGGCAGGAACCAAATCCAAAATACCTTGAACAGTATCTTTTTTCTCAGCCTGTGTATCGGTAGCGTCAGCAAATATAATCTCATCTGAGGCTGTGATAACTGTATCAGTAAAGTCTGTTACAAAGTCACCGGATGATACTTTAGCTTTCGTAACCGTGCCATCAGCTGGCACCGCATCTTGAAATTGTCTTCCTATATAAGCCATTTATTTATCCTTATTAATTAATTGGTTTATTATTTGTTATCGTCAATTATTAGTTAACATCTTCGAGGATTGAACAAACAACATCAACAGCCGCTGAAGATGTTACACTAACCTTATCACCACTTTCAAGGATAACTTTTTGTCCTGAAATGACCTGTAATGATGACCCAACTAGGATTGGAGCATCTTTAACAATATATGCATATGATGAATCAGTTGAGTCAAACATTTCTACAGATGTAGTAACACTAGAACTTACAGTATTAGAAATATCCAATTCAAGAATAATACTATCTTTACCAACAGGAGTTGTATAAACATCTGTACGAGTGGTTACACCAATTTGTTTTGCATTTTTAAACGTGTTAGTAGCCATTGTTTTTTCCTTTATTGTAGTGTGTTTTTTTGATGGTAGTGTTTCGGAGTTTTACTGAACTCATACCAATATTTATAATAACCATTCACTCAAAAATCATTGTAAAACAATCTTTTTTCTTTTATTTATAAAATATTTTTATTAACCAACAGCAATTGCTAATGCTAATGAAATACCAGCACTAGGAGGAGTATTGTTAATCCATTTCTGAGAAGCTGCATCGTATGTTAATGTCTGGCCATCAGATGGAGTATTTAGATTTGTATCATTCATCTCGTCTAACGTATTCTCTGTTTCTACTTGTGCATCAACATATGCTGTTGTTGCTAGTTTGGTCGAGTTATCACTAGGTGATTGTGTTACACCAACAACTGTCCCTGCAATACTGGTTGCTGTAAGACTACCTGTTATATTTATATTACCTGTACCTGTGATGTTATTTGAGTTTAATCCCAAGTCACCATTCAAATTACCAGACCAAGCTCCAGATAGTGTAGCACCAGCAACAGCACCAGTAGCAGTAATGTCACCCGTAATATTTATATTACCTGTACCTACTATATCATATGAACTTAAAAGTGTAACACCGTCAAATTTACTTAAATTTAAATCACCGCCGAGAATCGGAGAATTGTCACTATAAACTTCAATGACACCATTAAATTGTGACCCAGAGACTTCACCAGTAGTAACAATATTACCATTTATATCAATACCAGATGTTCCATTACTGTTGGTAATATCACTACCATTTAAATCCAAGTCTCCGCCGAGTTGTGGTGAAGTATCTTCAACAATATTTTTTAAACTTAAATCTGCATTAGTATTTACTTCGTTGATAGCTGCAACGATACTTGATTTATTTGTAGTAGATAAACTTGTTAAATCACCTGTTTCATTACCAAGTGTATTAGTTTTTACTCTCCACTCATCAAAAGTGTCTACTAAATTTACACTTACTATTGCCATTTTATTATTCCTTGATTATGATTTAGTATATTTATTTTTTACAGTATCGATATGAGTTTCCCAAACAGCAGTTTCATTTTTTTTATCCCAATAAATCATATCTAACTGTTCTCCTAATGAACCATATTCAGCTGTTCTTTCTCTAATATACAAAGGAGTTTTTTCAAGTTCATCCTGTTCAGCTTTTAACCTTACTTGTTCTTGTTTTACTTTTTCTTCACCATGTAAATTTATATATGATTGATAATCACTAATATCATTTATAATTTTATTTTCTTTACCAGACTTATATTCTATATGTCCAGTACTACCATTCCATTGCATTGCATGAATATCTTCATCAATATCAAATTCAAATACTAATAGTTCACCATCCACAATAATGGTTTTATCTATTGGTATAATAGTTAATGTAGTCATTTATTAATTTCCTTTTCTATAAAACAATGTATAGTTAACATAAATCTGGGATAATCAGCATAATGTGCTACAGGAGTACCTGAATGCCACATAGAACCCCTAAAAATAGTTGCTTTGCCCGGTTCTGGTGAAACAGCATGAACAATATCATTACTATTCATATTTTTAAACATTACTGTGTATCCACCCCAATCTCTTTTCCATTCTTGATTCAAACATAATAATATAGTAGGGCCATTATCTTTACCGTCTGAATGTGGAAGATTTACAGTTGCATGATCTGAATAATTTATATAGGCATGACTCAAAGATATATCATCTGTAAATAACTTATCACATCTTTTCCATAAATCTGTTTGTATAAAATAGTCAGGATCAAAATTATAAGTCATTCTCTTTTGTTTCTGACTAGAGAATGTATTGGATACTCTGCCATAATTCCATGTACATTCATTAGTTAAATACCAAAAATCAATTGCTTCTTTTGGGGTTAAAAAATTATGTATGGTTGTTATCTTATCATTAAGTAAATCCTTCTCAGTAATCATTCACTCTCCTTTATATTTTATGTTTTCATAATATAAGCTAAGGCATAATAAGGCGGTAATGAGCCAGTATGAGTATGTGAACCACTACCACCAGTAGCACCCGTTGTACTTCCACTACCAACAATTTTCTGATTATCACCGTCCGCTCTAGGCCCACCAGCCTGTTGTCCAGAGTGAGTATGTGAAGGCATCTGTGCAATAGTCAATGTATGAGCACCAGTACTTGTAGAACCACCTGTTGCATCAACTGCTTGTCCTGAACCAGCACCAATAACAAATCTATCTCTTAAATCTGGAGTAGAATTAGTACCATCACATATAACCCAACCATTAGGTATTGTTGCTATACTGCCACTCCAAATTGCAATAATTCCAGAAGGAACACCTTCAATACCTAACAAATTGCTACCATCCAATGCTGGCAAAACACCAGAACTAGCTAATTTATCAACAGTTACGTTTCCGTCAGCAATTTTATTTGTTGTTACAGCATTGTCTGCTATTTTAGGTTCGGTTACATTTCCGTCAAGAATTTTTACAGTTGTAACAGCATCTGTTGCTAGTTTATCAGCAGTTACATTTGCATCAAGAACTTTTACAGTTGTTACAGAATTATCTGCTATTTTAGTATTAGTAACAGCACCCGTTTGTATTTTTGCTTCTTGTACTGACTGTTGGCCTAATTCATTAACAGTAACAGCATTAAGTTGTATCTGTGCAGTACCAACAGAATTAGCAGCAAGATTTGTTTGTTGTACTTCTCCAGTACCAATCTTAGCAGACACTACTGCATTATCAGCAAGTTCTGGAGTTCCGACAGCGTTAGCAACAATCTGTGTATTACCAATAGTGCCACTTATATCACCACCTACCGAAGCACCTGAAACATCTGGTGCATTACTAAACTGTAGATTACCACTACCGTCTGTAGATAACAATTGATTCGGCGTACCATCACTTACAGTAAGTTGTGTTATACCAACTGCATTGGAAACATTACCCATATCTTTTCTAGCAAGTGGAATACCAGAAACAGTTGAACCGTCATGCACTCTTAGAGTTTTTTCAGTAATGTCAACAGTAATCTCACCCTCATCACCAGTAAAAACATCGTGGTCAGTTGTACTCCCTCTTCGTCTTCTTACAATTTTTGCCATTTTCTATAACCTTATGATTTAGGATATTTTAATTTTACAGCTTGTCTTTTAGCAGTTACCTCATCCCACATTGTAGAGTCGCCTTCTTCTTTCTCTGCTAGTGCTACTGTTACCTCATCAATAGAAGGATATTCTACTCTTCTGCGGTCTTGATATGTTAATGATGCTTCATATATATCATTTAACATTTGTACAAATTCTTCATTCGTTACTTCTTTTTCTTCAAGATCAGCTGCATCATATCCACCATTAACTGAATTCTGAATCATTGTGCCAGGTACACAACCAGTTTGTTCTTCTAAAAATTCTCCTGTAGATTTTACTACGCATATATATTTCATATTATCTCCTAACTCCATGCCATGTATTGAACAGGCTGATTATTAGTAAATCCACTAGTAGTTGTCAGATCGTCCCTCTGCAAAGTAAAACCATTTGATAAAAAAGCAGTAAGTGAATATGATATATAATCAAATAAACTAGTCCCACTATTAAACCGCTTCAAAACAAATACAACATCTAACTCTCCACCGCCATCCTGAGATGCTTGTGAATTAAAACAAGCTTGAGAAGCGAGTCTACCACCACCAATAGAGCCACTATCACTATTAGAACCTACACCCAGCGCTCCAAAAAGAACAAGTGATGGTTCAAATGGACAATTAGTTACACTCGTAGTGGTAGCACTAACATTAAGAGTAAATGAAGAAGTAAAATTTTCTCCACCAAGACCCGTTACACTACCTGAAATAGCACCTGTTAATTTACTGGCATCAATTCCTGTTGCAAGCATAGCATTTAATATTGAACTATTTGCTACCCCTGCATTATCAGTAGTACCAGTTAAAATACCACCACCAACTGCTAATGATGTAAGCTGTGGTATAAAAGAAAGAACACCAGAACCATTAGTAGAAAGTATATCACCACTGTTACCATCTGTCGCATCTAACTTAGCAACATCAACTGAATTATCAGCAATTTTTAATTTCGTTACTTGTGCATCAGCAATATGTTGAGTTAAAATATTATTATCAATTATATTAACACTTCTAACTGATCCTGTAGCCATCTTTGAAACTGTTATATTTGAATCAGCAATTTTTGTTGTTGTTACACTTGCATCAGCAATTTTAGATGTCGTTACAGAATCCGCTGATAATTTATCAGAAGTTACATTTGCATTTGTAATTTTTATCGTAGTAACAGCATCTGTTGCTAACTCAGCTGTTTCAACTGCACCTGCAAGTATTTGTGCATTAGAAGTTGTCCCTGATAAATCACCGCCAAGGGCAATAGAAGAAGGACTTTCAAAAGATAATACACCACTTCCATTTGTTGTAAGGAGCTGACCATCAAGACCATCAGTAACATCAAGTTCTGCAATACCTACCTTATTAACACCTATCTGTGCATTAGATACAGTACCAGTTAAATCACCACCAACAGAAGAACCAGCAACATCAAAATCTACAAAAGAAAGATTCCCACTTCCATCAGTTTGCAGTACTTGTCCAGCACCACCATCAGATGTAGCAAGTTCCGCTACACTTATTCTATTTAACAAATTAACATTATCTAAATCTTCTCTAGCTAAAGGAAATCCTCCTACTGTAGTACCATCATGTATCACGATGGTTTCTTTATCAGTATCGTGCGTTAACTCACCTTCAGCACCAGTAAAGATTGTATGTTCTGCTGTTGTACCTCTACGCCTCTGTACTAGTTTAGCCATTTTGTTTTCCTAATAATTGTTGGAGTATTTCTTTAATTTCAGAAATTTCCTGTTTCATATTATTTATATCATCTATTTCGGCTTGTTTTCTTTTCTTTTCTATTTTATAGTTTTCTAAAGCTTTCAAATTTGTATTAAGAATTGCTTTAGAATTAACATCACGGACATATTGTGTTTCTTCTACTTTTACTGTTTTCATAATTATGCTAACGCAATGGCCCTCAAATCTTTTATCAAAGGAACTTTAGTTGTATTTGGTGAAGTCATAACAATTTTAATTGCATATGTTTTAAAACTATCATAAGTAACACCATTAGATACATAATTAGCATTTGCCCCAACTGGTGAAAATTCAAGTTCCAAATATTCGCCCAATTCGTCTGAAGCAGAAACAGCATTAGTATTTGTCGATTCATTCATTAAAGTCCAAGGCCTGTTGTCAAATGTATCATTATCAAATTGTGATAATACTTTATAATAAACAGATATTTTTGATCCAGCTTGTCTATTAGCAGTCATAAAAACTTGGATGTCTGTTGCATCAAATCCGTCTTTAAGATTAACACGGCGAGTAAGATATCTTGCTGTCGAGTCACCCCCTGCAGTATTTTCTTCATTGGTTGTGAGATTGTTAATAACATTCTCAATAGTAATAACACTATTTCTAGCAGTATCAATTACTGGACTAATAAACTTACTAGTAGATACAAGTTGTGCTTTAGAAATATATGTTCCTTCTGATGTTGTTGTTTCTTTTCCTGATATTACTTTTTGAGAAGCAAGTTGAAAATTAGTATTCTGAATAACAGGTTCAAAATCTGTATCAAGAGTTTTTACTGGAGGACTAGCTCCATCCTCACTAGTCATTTTTATACTCCAAAATACACCTGTATTGTTTATCCTAACTTCTTGAGGAACTAGCTGAACAATATCTGCTTTATATTTTGTACTAGATGGGAACTCACTACCAACAACACCATCTTTAAATATAGCAGCTGCTGAACTATTATCTATTGTAAACTCAGCATAATTTAATACAAATGTTAAATCTTGATTTTGGTCTGGACTCCATGTTGATGCGTTCTGTGATTTAAAGAATACACCAGCATAAGGTTGTTCAGAAATCTTTCTATTTGTCCCAATAATATTTTCACCCATCTCAGAAATATATGCTTCATACTTCAAACTATTACTCAATACAACAATTGCATACTCGCCGGGCTGTAAATAAACCAATGAAGGGAAAGTAAACTTAGTTGCAACACTTGCATCTTCACTTACATTAACATCAGCAGGAAACTTAGAAACATCTGAAAATGGTAATACTACTCTAGCAGGATAACCATTCAAGGTGTCTCTGATATTAACTGTTACTGGTAGTCCATCATCGTCTTTTGATTTGAAAAACAAATCAATATCTGAAAGGAAAATTCCATCTGGATATAATGCTTCATCAACCAGAAATGTTTCAGCCAATGGATCAAACCAACCACCAACATTAACGCGGTTGAATGTATTAGTTGTAGTTCTAAATTCAGTAGCACTACCTTGTCCAAATGACTGAACTCTTGGAACTCTTGATGATACTACAACATTTTCTTTTGTCTGAAGTAATCCCTGTGCTGCATAAATTACTTCAGCATATGTTGAAGCTGAGATTAAATCACCCTGAATATTATCAACTAAAAGAAATTGTCTTTCGCCAGTTCTAAATCTAAGTGTATCTGAATTTGGAATATTGTATTTTAAATCAGAAATAGAACCACCATCATCCGTATATATTGCATCACCCAATGAACCACCTGAAGGCGTACAGAATGCTGAAACATCTTCACTATCAAAGAATGCATACACTCTTGTATTTGGTTTCATTCCCTTTACATTAACAATCAAATCCCTAGAGCGAATGAAAGGAACAACAGAAACATCAACAATCCTATCACCAATACTATTCCTTACAGTATCAACACCAGTAATCTCATTCCTGATACCAGTTCTTGTCTGTGTTACCTGAGCTTCAACTGTCTGTGAAGTTCTTCTTCTAATAAAAGGAAATGCTGCCCTTCTATCTGTACTTGTATTAGTAGCTAAAACTCTTTCCCTTCCTGTTCCTATAGTTTGCCAATCATTAAATTGTGTTCCAAATGATAAACCAACTAAACTTTCCCAAGCATCATTTTCACCTTGAAGATTTACAACTACCTCTGGATTTGTTGTGGTGTCAATCCAGTTATCACTTGGAGGTGTTAAATCAATATTACCAACCCAAGCTAATACTGCAAATGGATTTACATTAATTGCTTTACTTGCAATAGTCTGGTTAACTAGTGGAGTTGTAGTATATGGCAATGTAATACAATCACCAGTTTTTTGTACTCCAACAGATTCGGTTGAATCATAATAAACATCAGTAATCTCGGAGTTGAAGCTTGGACGTAAAATCTTTTCATCAAAATCAATAGCACATTTATAATCTGGACTCAGAACATTTCCAACACTATGACCATTAAAACCATCTACCAAAAATCCATTTTTAAATCTATCCAAACCAGCAGTATCTTTAATTACCAATGACTCAGCATCTTTTTCTAACAATGATAAAGAAGTGTAATACTCTACATTAGCAATTCGTTTTTCCAACTTACCAATGTCCCTCATCGTGTATCTTTTGTTTTCTATATATTGTGTAGTTACATCACTTGCTTTAAAAGTAAAAGCAGGAATGTAAATAGTATAGAGATTCATTGTCCCATCAAGTCTTGAAGGGGGTATTGTTTTCAAAGAAGGTGTTCCTTTATTAGAACCGAACTTTCTTTCTCTACTTAAATAAACTGTATCTACTCTTGGGAGATAATAACTATAGTCAGCTTCCCAATTTGAATTTGGAACAGGTAACTCAATATTTCCAATAGTATCTGAATTATTGTTTCTTCTTGGCCTAAAGTCTACACAATCTCTAAGTTCAAGTTCTTCACCAGTTACAGGACTTTTATATTTAGGAATATTATTAAATCCAACTGCTGAGGTATAAGAATCAACTGAAAGATAACCAACACCAGAATGAGAAAAATAATCAAATACTACTTTAATTTGTCCAGTAGGTGCAGTTTCTCCTGCCTTTAATTTTATAGAACCATGATCGTAAAAACTATCTCTTTGGCCATTATCAAGCTCATATCTTGAACTGATATCTGTATCACCAGCGGCAACAGAGGAAACAACTTTAGTAAAACCAGATGATGCACCCGTAACATTCTCAGCAACAAAAGTACCCGATGTTGGAACATAGGTGACAGATGTACTTCCACCAGCACCTTCTATAACTGTGCCTTTAGCACCAGAAGTCAAACCAGTAATCGTTTCTCCAACTGTTAACGTATCACCTGTATTACCAACAGTCAATGTTGGAAGTGTAGCAGCTGTATTAATATCTCCAGAATCATAAATCCCGTTTATTTCCCATATATCAGATATAGCTAAATCATCTGACGATAAATTTGTAGTGTTTGGTGTAGCAAAAGATTTAACATGATTACTTACTTTTGATTTTACTTTCTCCTGTTTATTATCAATATTAAGTGTTGCAATAATATTTCCTATAAAATTAGTAGGGCCACCAGTAGTAAATGTTATTGTTTGTCTTGCGGGTGATGACACTATTGCAGTTCCACTATCCAAAGAAACAATAGCACCTGATGCATCCGTTATAAGGTAATCTTCTCTTTTATTGGAAAGACTTAATTCGCCCGTTCCAGAAAATTTCTCACTTGAACCAGAACTTGTAATAGAAGCAGAACCAGTACCATCAAACTGTACACTCTTAAAAACTCTTTTTATTGTATATTGTGTATCTACATTTCCATCTTTATCACGGATAGTATTAATGGTGTCCTGTGGAAGTTTGAAAACCAATGTGTTATCAGATGTTTCAAAGAGTTTAGTATCACCACCAGCAGTACCACCAACCTTACCACTATCATCAATGTTTGCTTTTGCAGTAATAGAAATTGGGCCAGACAAAGGAGACTCAGGAACAATAATAGATTCAACAGATGCAAAAGTCGAACTCGTCATCTTAATGTCATAGAGATAAACATTAGTTAATAGATTTACACCAGTTCCAGAAACATAATCAATATTTCTTACCTTAGCTGTACCTATTTTTGTATTTTCATATGTAGTAGAATTAGTTAATAATAAACTTCCATGAACTACATTATGTAAATCAACTTCCTGTTGAGATGTAATATCAAACAATCCATTATATTCTTTCGTAATAACATAATTTCCATACTGCATTTTTCTATCAAAGCCACTAATATTTACAGTTGACCTTGCTTTATCTATTTTTAAGTCTATTGAAATAAGTGTTTCATATTCAAAACCTTCTACAAATGCTTTGCCGGGATCAAGTCTTACGATAAACTTCGTATCATCTTCTGGATCATCTTTCAACTGAATATTAAAAGACCTTACAGTATAACTTCCAGACTCATCAAATGTTCTTCGTGCAAATGTTTTTTCTAATGTAGAATAAACTGGAACTGCAATATCTTTCTCTTTAATTCCCTTATTAATTCTAAGTAGTTCATAGAAATCTGTATCATCAGTTGAGGCCAGTGTTAATTTAGAAAGATTTACTGCTAGTTTCAATCGGTCTGCGCCAGGTGCTGCAAAGTTTGAAGAACCCTGTGCATTGTCAAGTAAGGTAGAATCATCACCAGACTCAACAACAGTTTCAGAAACAGAGATACCAATCTTATATGATGGGTCATTAAAATATTTATCTAAAATGACAGTTTGTTTCGCTGTTTTAACAAAGTTACCATTAACATAAAAGACACCCTCATCAATAGATACAGAACTACCTTTACCAGTAGATGTTGCCAATATAGCTTCAACTGTTGCAGTAACACCACCCGCTGGTGCTGCACCCACCGTAACAGTTGGTGCAGAAGTATATCCAGCACCTTGATTATTTATTGTTATTAATGTAACAATTCCGTTAAAGATTGTTGATGTAGCAGTTGCTTGTGTTCCGCCTACAGGAGGAGCAGAGATAGTAACAGCTGGAGCTGAAGTATATCCAGCACCACCAGTAGATACATTTATTGTCTGTAAATTTGTTGGTGTTCCATCAACCACATTTGCAGAAATACTAAGGTCAGTAGAACATAGTCTTTCACCCGAAAGAAATGCAGCTGCAGTTGAAATCGTAGCAGTTGCCGCAGCTCCTACACCATCACCACCAGAAAAATTAACGGTTGGTGCAGAAGTATATCCTGAACCTTTATTTGTAACATTAATAGCAATAACTGAACCACCACTAATCATAGCAGTTGCTTCTGCACCAACTCCACCACCGCCAGTAATACTAACCGTTGGAGCAGTAATATAACTATTACCACCTGTAGTAACATTAATACCCTGCACTTTATCAGTTACAGAACCACCAGTTATATATTTTACAAATACTGTATCTGGATCACCTGTAGTTGAATCTGCCGAAACAACACCTAAGACTAAAGCTTTAGTTCCAGATTGAGCACCATTAATAGTTTTATCTTTAAAACCAGAAACATCAATATTAACACCATTGTATTGTGGCTTCAATTTAACATATTCATAATCCAAATTCAGAACAAGATCAGCACCAGTTACTTTACTGCCGTTGCGAAAAACATGATCTCCAAATTTCTTAATCTGATCTCTAAGAATACTCTGTTGTGTAGTTAATTCTCGAGCCTGTACTGGTAATGAAGGCTTATATAAGACTTGATGAAAATTGTCATTATCATCAAAATCATCAAAGTAAGGATTCTGATTTGTATTTATTGTAATGTTGTTAGACATAATTTACCTTTGTTATTTTTTTTTAATTATTTATATATCAGTTATATTAGAATTCAACAACTAGTTTAATATCCTCAGTTGAATCAGATGACCTATTAATTGGTGTTCTAAATTCTGTATAAACGATTTCACCACTATCATCTTCTATTTCACTCGCAGTATATGTAGATGATGTAGCAGCAGGTTTTCCTGATGATGCCTCTTTAGGATTTATCAACAAATGAACTTTTCTAAAATCATCATTGACAGGAAAATCACCACCATCAACACCAATCAATCTAGTATTCATCATCACGAATACTCCACCTAATTCAGAAACAGCATTTTTCCCATGTCCACCAACAGGCCCGATTCTTGGAATCAATGTTGCATTTGTTCCACCGCCACTAGTAACTGTTGCAGTAGCATTACGATATCCTGTTCCTTTAACAAGCACAGAAACTTTTTCTATAACTCCACCAGTAATGGAAGAAACTCTTGCTTCTGCACCTGATCCAGTAGAACTTGTAATCTCTACTGCAGGACGAACTTGATATACACTATCAGTTTGTGGAATTGTTGTCCAGTTTGTTGTAAGTGTAGCAGTTCTTGTTGCACCAACATAATCAGAAATAGTCTTTAACTCTCCCGCACCATTTCCGCTAGAAATATAAACCTTCATTAAATTATAAGTATCATTATCGGCACTTGCAGTAGCAGCTAACACAATAGTATTAGTACTACTTCCTGTCTGTGCATTACCGTCATCTTTAATATATCCAGTTCCACCAGCACTAACATCTATTTGTTCTAATGAACCATCTATTGCATTATCTTCTACTTGCTTTTGTTCTAATTGAGTTGAAGAATTAGCTGGTGAATTTACTGGAATCCAATCTGAAGTTATATATTTCAAAACATCTGCCTGCTGAACCTCAAACATAAATTTCCACCTATAACCATCACTAGTATCAAAAGAATTTACTGAAGTTCCAGTAGGCTCAACAGTTGACGCATTATTACCATTATTACTAAGACACTTATATACTCTAAATGTTTCTGTAAAAACATAAAATGCACCTTCATCTACGCTTGTTGCAGGATTAACATTGTCGAGAATATCATCCCTTAGATGGTCGTATGCACGATATATAGTTCCTGAAGTCCAATCATATCTTGCTATTACATGAGATACAGTTGACTTAGGTATTTTCTTTAATGCAATAAAATCGTCATGGTGTAAAAATGGAGATATAGTGGTATCACTTGGAATTGGAACAGCTACGTCACTAGGATTTGTTTCATTGTATTCGCCAGGACTAGCTCCAGCCCACGGCTCTTTCTTACCTATTGCTAAATATATATTATTTGGAGCATCAAAACTTGATATAAAGTTATCAGCTTGATATTTTCTGAAACTATTGTTAATTATTGCACTCATATTGTAATCCCTTTAATTTTGTTTTTGATACTGTTATATATTTATAACACTTTTTGTTAATAAATAAATAAATTATACTGGAGGTGGCAAAGTATTTGTTTCAGTTCCATTGCTATATTGAGTAATTGTTGAATTTGTAACTATTCTAGTTTTTAATCCTGCAAACAAGGTATATTGAAAAATCTCCTCATCTTTGAAATTTTCAATAATAGTTCCAGACATTCTCTGAAATACAGCAGAGGCCTCTGCTTGGACTCCACTTGCAGGAGCATCAATTGTTACAGATACAAAATTTGGATATCCCGGCGGAGCTCCATATCCAGAACCTATATTATTAATAGTAATACTAACAACCTTATCCGAGTCAGAACCAGTTCCAAGAACAGCAGTAGCTGTTGCTTGAGTACCACCAGTAGGTGATGCAGAAATGTTAACATTTGGTACTGAAGCATATCCAGAACCTTGATTAGTAATAGCAATTTTCTGCAGGCCTTTTACTGTATCAATCTTCTGGCTATACCCACCCTGTTTTTTAAATTTCATTCTGTCAACTGTTCTTCGTATCGGGCCTAACCGTAATTGAGTTACACCAGTTGGGTCTTGGAATACCCAACCAAAATCATCTGTTTCAGTTCCGGCCTCACTTACTAAACCATCATCTTCTAATCTGGTTTCGGGTATAGTAGTAAATAAGTAATCATCAAAACCACCAAGAGTAGTAAGTTTCTGAATTCCTAAATCCTGCTCATACGTTTGACATTTTGTTGGTGCAATATAAAATGTTTGCGTAGTAATAGATTCGTAGTCCTCCCTTGCAACAAAAACACCTCTTGATGGGTTTACTTCTATTGGCTCTGTAATAAAACCAAAATTCTCTGGATCACGATCAGCTACAGCAAAAAGTCCATTATTATTATTGTAATCTTCATTAGGAAAAAATACTTTAATGTTCTGAAACTCATCGCATGTTGTAATTTTAAGGTCTAATATAACAGGAGGCTCAATAGTACCATCATGGAATATAATAGTATATCTTTCATCAAACGGCTCTGATAATCCTGTGAGCTGTAATGACATATTGATATTAGAAATAAGTTGAAAATTTCCAAACAATGCCAAACCAGCTGGATGAACAGTTCTTTTTATAGTATCACGCCATTTATCAATCGTTTGCCCAGAAGTAATAACATAAGAAAACAATTGATAATAAAAACTATCTTGTAGATATTTATCAGAACTTAAAAAACCATCTGTCCCTGTAAATTTTAATCCGAACTCATTCTCATAACCACCAATAATAACTGTAGCCTCTGCTTTCTCAGAATCATTTCCAAGACCAGTAAAATCTAATGTTGGTGCTGTAGAATATCCAAAACCATTGTCAATAACATCTAATGATTTAACACCGCCTATACCTGTTCCACCTTCAACAAAAGAAAGAACGGCTCCGTTTCCTGAACCACCTGACATAGTAGGCACTCCAGTATATCCGCGTCCAGTATTTTCAATCTCAAGCTTCAATATAGCTCCATTATTATCAACTTCTTTTACTATAACACTAGCAGTTCTTCCATCAATAGATAATTTATTAGTATTATCAATATCTAACTTATCACCAACCAGATATCCTGTTCCGCCGTTAGTTATAACAGTCTCTTTAACAGAACCAGTTGTTAATTCTTTAATGCGAATAAATCCATCAGAACCAACACCTTCATTTGTTAGTGGAACTTTATCACCAGCGGTATAACCACAACCAACTTTAGTAACCTGAGTATCAATGACCATTCCACCAGTAATAAAATTATTTGTTCCATCTGTAATAGTTTCAGATGATTGAAATGATCCAATTGTACCAGAAAGAAAAATAGTTGATACTTCAAATCTTCCTATGTTTTCATTGATTACTTGTTCAACTACAGCGGTAGCACCAGATGTTTGTCCTGTTATTTTTTTACCGGATAAAGTAAATACCGCATCAGAACCACTGGTATCAATAACTCTGAGTATTTCACTCTTCCCATAATTACCGTCAGAAGTACGAAGCATATCTGAGCCGGGAAAGTAAAATGAAATCTCTTCTTTGTATAGTAATCTAAAAAGAAACTGAAAAGATTTCTCACTACCTTTTGCTCTATAGAAATCTCTAATATGTTTTAGAACAAATGGTTTGTTTGCATTTTGAAATATTGCTTCTGGAATATCTTCAGCAAACTGTTTCTTAAAATAATTTAGAAATTCATCAGTAGTCTTATCAAGGTTAGCATAATTATCTAAGTTCCCAATAATTTCATAAGGCTTACCTTCCTGTTCCATATATTCATAATACGCCTCCATGAAAGCAACAAATGTTTCATGGTCTTGTTTTACAAATGCAGGAAGTTGTCCTTCTACCTTTACACTTATCCGTTCATCAAACTTAGGATGAATCGGTTGATTTGGATTTACTTTAGCCATATTAGATTATTGTTTCTGCTATCATGTTAATCTTAATTGATTCTGTATCATTAACATCATAAGTTAAAATCTGTTCTCTCAAAGGAGTAATATCAGAATTATTAATTTCTGGTGTAACGTTTATTTTAATATTTGAAGTTCCATCAGTAATTTCAACCGGCCTAAAACTATTTAATACAATCTTTCCAGTAGTATAGTCAATAGTTCCCTGATTGGTTGAACCGTCTGGTTGAATCAAATATACTAAAGGACTATCAACCACACCATTAGTTGTTCTTGCTGCTTTAATATATTTTACTGAATCATCAACTAAAGAATATACATTACCGTCTGTTCCAGTAAATGACGTTGATGAAACACTTGCCTTTTCCAGATTATTAGTAAAATTTAAAGTATAAGTTACTGGAGTATTTAAAGTAACAGGTGTTATTCTTTGTTGATATTTTATAGCTGTTTTATTATTTCTAATTGAATTATTAGTATTATCAATATCCTGAACCATCTTGGAGTAACGAAACTTCTGGTCAAACTTTTCTAAATCAGTTTGTAGATAATTCTGAATAGAAGTATCAATATTTGTTTTCAATGTATTTTCATCTGTCAAGTTTGTATTGGGATCATAATTAACTGTAGTCTCAATAAGAAGATAAAAGAAAATGGGGTCAATAATTTCAGGAATAACTGTAACTACATTGACCTTTTTCAATATGGAGCTTTTAATAGATTCTTTCGTAGCAGTACTAAAAACATTATTGCCACTTGGTTTAACTGCAATAAAAACTTTTCCATATTGAACAGGGTCAGCATCTTCACCACCATAAACAGTTATAGATTCAATGTCTGGTCTTTGTTCAAGTATAATTGCTTTATAATCATACTTCGTTGTTGCACGATTTTGTGCTTGATATAATTTGGGTGCTTGAAACTTCAACGAATTAATACTTTGGATATCAGAACCACCTGTTGCATTTTCACTTGTTGTTATAACATATTGACTAGATGATAATCCTGCAACACTTCCAACGGCTGTAAATGTTGATGCAAAATTTCCAGCAGTTCCATTAGTAATAATATATTCAATAAAAACAATATTTCCATCAGATAGCTGTTTACCGACAGCACCATCACCAAAAGTGATTTCGTATTTCTGTCCTTCTACTTCCTGAAGAAAATAAACTTTATCAGTTCCTTTGATAGTTGTTACATCAACTGCATTACCATCCGTATATGTATCAACCTCAGAATCAGAAACAGATTTTTGTACTTTAACTGTAATAGTTGAAGTATCCACATTCAGATTAGGAATAATAAATCTCTGTGTATCATCAGAACCATTAACTGTATATGCTTTATTAAGAATTCTACCTTCAACAAGCTCTACACCAGTAGTTGTATAAGTTCCACCAGAAGACCTTAGAATTGAAGTTGTTTGGTTTGTAACATAAGTATATGCGACACCATTGATACTTGAGGTAAACTTAGTATTCTTTGCAATGGTTAAAGATGTAGGAGAACCATTAGGTGTAAAGGTCATATTTATTTTAGCCTTTGCACTAGTTCTTGAAGTAGGATTAACATTAAGATGTTTTGCATGGGAGACAACCGACTCTCTCAATGAGGAAGAATCTAGGAACATTTCGTTCCCAAGCATATTCGCGTAAAACCCCATATAATGTGTGTTATAGGCGAGAAGGTCAACCAGCACTGACATTCCACTACCTTCAAAATCATAATCTTGAAATTGTGATTGTGCTTTCAGAAAAGTTATCAAGTTTGATTTAATACCATCAAACTCTAAGTCTGTAATTTGTAATTTATCGGATGATGGCATTATCTTAATCGCTCCAAAAATAGCTCTATTGTTACTGGGTCTGGTTGATTTACAACTCTAAAAGTAATAGTTACATCAAATCCATTTCGGTCTGTATCTCCACCAACAAAAACTTCAATAACTTCTGCTCTAGGCTCAAAGTTAGCAATAGCAATTTCAATAGCACCTTTAATATTACTCTTTGTTATTGGAGTAGATAACTCAAAAAGATGTCTTGTCACTCCACCGTCTATCTGTGGTTGAAATGGACGCTCATAGCGATTAGTGAGAATAAGATTTCTTACTGATCTCTTAACAGCTTCAACATCTGTCTTAGTAACAATATCCTTAGTAACTGGATGGGCTTGGAAGTCTAAATCCAAGTCACTCCAAGTCCTACTATTGGTGCTTAATCCTTTTGTGAAAATAGTTGGCATATTTCTTAACTTCTTCCTTGTATTGCTGTTTTTAGTGTGTTACTATTGTTATGTGGTTGGGTTCAATAAATCTTATTTACCTTGTCCTCTATATCGTTTCCAACTTCTTCTTTTATGTTTATTCTTTGGCATACTCCTCTTGGATAAGCCAATTGAAGTAACCTTCTTTAATTTATCTTTTGGTTTGCTATCTTTTAGTAAAGCCATTATGTATCTCCTTTAATTAATATAGTTTTCCGAATGGGCCAAATATGTTTCCTTTTTTTTGTGCCAAGAAATACATACTCTTAACAAAATAATC